ACACCAACAAGTAAACTTAAAATAAGAGAAATAACACAGTGGGGATGTCTTAACATAACTCAACTATCATATAATTTTTATGAGTGTTCTAATTTAATATTAACAGGTGTTACTGACACTCTAAATTTATCTCAAGTGACAAATTTAACATATATATTTCGTGGATGTTCGTCTATTACAACCATAAATAATATTAATAATTGGGATGTTTCTAACATTACAGGTATGTCAGGAATGTTTGGTCAAAGTAATTTTAACGATAACATTAATAATTGGGATGTTTCGGGAGTTGAGGATATGAGTTATATGTTCCAAGGAGCAACATCTTTCAACGAACCATTATCTGGTTGGACTGTTTCAGGTGTTACAAATATGTCGAATATGTTCCAAGGAACAACATCTTTCAACCAACCATTATCAGGTTGGAACGTTTCAAATGTTGCGTCTATGACATATATGTTCCAAAATTCACAATTTAATCAAGATATTAATAATTGGGATGTTTCAAGTGTTATTTATATGAATTATATGTTTAACGGCACACCGTTTAATCAACCGTTGTCAGGTTGGAATGTTTCAAATGTTACAAGTACGTATTATATGTTTGCTAGCACCCCATTCAATCAACCAATCGGAAATTGGGATGTCTCAAAAGTGGTTAATATGGAGGGTATGTTCCAAAACGCAACATCCTTCAACCAACCAATTAATAATTGGAATGTTTCAGGAGTTACCAATATGACATCAATACTCCAAAGCACTGATTTCAACCTACCATTATCCGGATGGAATGTTTCAAATGTCTATAATATGACTTTTATGTTTGCCAATTCACCATTCAATCAACCAATTGGGAATTGGAATGTTTCGGGTGTTACAAATATGGTAGGTATGTTCCAAGGAGCAACATCGTTCAATCAACCATTATCCGGATGGAATGTAAGTAACGTTAATAGTATGAGGCAAATGTTTAATACTGCTACCGACTTTAACCAACCTATTGGGTCTTGGAATGTTTCGGGGGTTACAGATTTGGGTTATATGTTTTATGCGTCATCATTTGACTATCCATTATCTGGGTGGAATGTTTCAAAAGTTACAGATATGACTTATATGTTTGCCAATTCCCCATTCAATCAACCAATCGGAAATTGGGATGTCTCAAAAGTTAAAAATATGTCAGGTATGTTTGTCAATACATCATTTGATTATCCGATTGGGAATTGGACTGTTTCAGGGGTAACAAATATGAGTAATATGTTTCAAAACGACCAATATTTTAATCAACCATTATCTGGATGGAACGTCTCAAATGTTGTTGATATGACATCTATGTTCCGAAATTCACAATTTAATCAAGATATTAATAATTGGGATGTTTCAAGTGTTATTTATATGAATTATATGTTCGCATCTTCCCTATTTAATCAACCATTATCCGGATGGAATGTTTCAAATGTTGGTGATATGAACAATATGTTTTATAATTCGGAGTTCAATTACCCTATTGGAAATTGGGATGTATCTAATGTTGTTAATATGAACAATATGTTTAATATTAATACATATTTTAACCAAGATATTGGAAATTGGAGTATATCAAATGTAACTAATTTTACTGACTTTATGTTAGGTAAAACACCATTAACATTCTCAACAACAAATTTAGATTCAATCTATAGTGGATGGTCAACTAAAAATCCGTATACAGGAAGAACAATAAATTTTGGAAGTGCTAACTACACAATATCCGGAGGACAACCAGGTAAAAATACATTAACGGGTTCAACTATGAGTGGAGGATATGGTTGGACAATAACTGATGGAGGAGGAATTTAATATTATGAAAACTTTTGAAATATTTACAACAAATTACGACGGGTATATCGGAGATATAAGTTATTCCGCATATACCGGAGGAACTATTAGTTTAGGTTCACAGTTATTACCATACGATTATAATACAGATTATTATTATGGAACATATACCGTATACATACCTTTTTATAATAAAACCTGTATTTTAGATTATCCGCCACCTTCTTGGGATTTAATCGGTGATACGTTAATATTGTTCATTTCAAGTTGGAAAACCGACAATGAAGGTTTTACTAACACTAATCAAATTGGTATTGTGTTAGACCCATCAGGAACTTTTAATTTTGTAATTGATTGGGGTGATGGAAATACAGACACAATAACATCATATAGTCAACCTGAGCTTATACATACTTACAATGTTATAGGAACATATACTATACGTATGTTTGGAGTAATTGACGGGTTTAATATAGGAAATTATGCTGGTGATTATGGTAAAATTTTAAGTGTTCAACAGTGGGGTGATGTAAAATTAATTGATGGTGGATATCAATTTTATTATTGTTTTAATTTAGATTTATCTACCGTAATCGATACTTTAGACACTTCAAATCTGACTAATATCGACGCTATGTTTGCAGAATGTTATAGTTTAACATCTGTAAATAATATACAATCGTGGGACATTTCTAATATAACAAGTTTATCTTATTTATTCTCCGGATGTATATTATTTAATCAAAACTTAAATAATTGGGATATTTCGGGAATTACAAATATAAGTGGAATGTTTTATTTGACAAGTTATAATCAACCATTATCCGGGTGGAATGTTTCAAATGTTCAATACACAAATTATATGTTTAGTAATTCTCAATTTAATCAACCATTATCCGGATGGGATGTTTCAAATGTTGTTGATATGAGTAATATGTTTGAGTCTTGTCCATTTAACCAACCAATCAATAATTGGAATGTTTCAGGTGTTACAAATATGGGTTATATGTTTAATGGGTCATCATTTAATCAACCATTATCCGGATGGGATGTTTCAAATGTTACAGATATGAGTTATATGTTCTATAACAACTCAATATTTAATCAACCTATTGAAAATTGGAATGTTTCAAATGTTACAAATATGAGTGGTATGTTCTATTACAACTCAGCATTTAACCATCCAATTGGGAATTGGAATGTTTCGGGTGTTACCAATATGAGTTATATGTTCTATTACAACTCAACATTTAACCATCCAATTGGGGATTGGAATGTTTCGGGTGTTACCAATATGTCGGGTATGTTCTCTAATAATCAAATATTTAATCAACCATTATCCGGGTGGAACGTCTCAAATGTTACCAATATGTCGAATATGTTCTATTCCAACTCAACATTTAATCAACCATTATCAAGTTGGACTGTTAGTAATGTAACAAATATGTCAGGTATGTTTTATAATAATAGAATATTTAACCAACAAATTGATAATTGGGATGTATCTAAAGTTACAAATATGAGTTATATGTTTTTTAACAGTTTATTTGACCAACCATTATCCGGATGGAATGTTTCTAAAGTTACTCTTATGTTTTCCATGTTTAATAATTCTCAATTTAATCAAAATATAAATAATTGGAATGTTTCTGGAGTTACAAATATGAGTGATATGTTCTCTAATAATCAAATATTTAATCAACCATTATCCGGGTGGAATGTTTCAAAGGTTACAAGTATGAGTAATATGTTTGCCACTTCATCATTCAATCAACCAATTAATAATTGGAATGTGTCGGGTGTCACAGATATGGGTGCGATGTTCTATCAATCTCAATTTAATCAACCATTATCCGGGTGGAATGTTTCAAATGTTATTAGTTTGTTTAATATGTTTAGGGGTTCAAAATTTAATCAACCTATTGGAAATTGGGATATTTCTAAAGTATCTAATGTTGTGTATATGTTTTATGAAAACCAATATTTTAAACAAAATTTAGGGAATTGGAACATATCAGGTGTTACAAATTTTTATTATTTTATGGGAACTAAAAACCCTATTACTTTTTTCACATACAATTTAGATAGTATTTATAATGGGTGGGTAACAAAAAACCCACAAATAGGGATACAGATTAATTTTGGTAGTGCAAAATACACATCAGCTGGTTTGGCGGCAAGGACAACCCTTGTAACAACTTATTTTTGGTCAATTAGCGACGGAGGAATGTTAACTTAATTTATGGAATATATATATAGAATATCGACAAATAATTATACCGGATATACCGCCGATATAACTTTTAATCCATCAACAGGTGGAACAATTAATATTGGTACGGTTACATTACCGTATGATTACCCTACAGATTATCCGTATGGTGATTATTATATATACATACCGGCAACAGGTGTATCGGGGTCTTTGAATAATCCCCCACCAACACCTTAATTTATACGAACTAACAATATATGAGTACAACTTTAGAAATATTAACTGCGAATTATAACGGACAATTAGCCGATATAACCTTTTTCCCTTGTTCGGGGGGGGTTATAAATATTGGTGAAGTTACATTACCGTATAATTACGAATCCGAAAATTATTATGGAACTTACATTATTTACGTAATGTATTACGATGAAACTTGCTCGTTGGATATTCCTTGTATATCATTAACACCGACAAATACACCGACAAATACACCGACACCTACTATTACAGATACTCCAACTCAAACACCAACTCAAACTAATACTGTTACACCAACTAATACTGGAACACCAGCACAAACCCCAACACAAACGACAACGCAGACACAAACACAAACACCTTCCAATACAGCTACACCTACTAACACTATCACTCCAACTCAAACTCCAACTAAGACTCATACTCCCACACCAACAAATCGCCCTACAACAACACCAACAATGACACCAACAAATACTCCTACACAAACAAATACTCAAACAAATACGCCAACAAATACGCAAACGCAAACACAAACGCAAACTCAAACCACTACACAAACTCCGACTAACACTCCAACACAAACACAAACTCAAACACAAACACCGTCACCATTACCTCCAACAATTGGGTATTTTGAAGATTGTTGTTACCCATCTATAATATATAAAGTGGGTGGAATAATATATCCTGTTTTTATTGATAACTTCTATTATATAGAGACTACCGGATATAGTGGTTGTGTTAAAGCAATAAATCCTACGTCATTTAACAGTCAATATGAAATTATTAGTTTAACTTCATATGTGAGTTGCCTTATTTGTCAATTAGACCACGAATGTATTTTACCTACACCTACACCAACTCCAACTCAAACTGTGACTCCAACGGTAACGCCAACAGTAACTCCAACAATTTCAACAACACCAACAAATACTCCTACACAAACACAAACACAAACTTCAACACCAACACAAACACCTACCAATACACCAACAAACACTCAAACACAAACTCAAACACAAACACAAACTCAAACTTCAACACCGACACAAACACCTACTCAAACTCCGACTAACACTCCAACCAAAACTCAAACTCCAACAACAACAACGACATTAACCGCAACACCAACTCAGACTCAAACTCCAACAAACACTCAAACACCAACAAAAACTCAAACACCAACACCAACAAAAACAATGACTCAAACACCTACTAATACTCAAACACAAACACCAACCAAAACTCAAACACAGACGCCTACAAACACACCAGTTTGTTCAGCACCTCAAATGTTAGGTGTTACATTGTCATCAGGTTCAATTTTATCTGTTTCGATTATTCCGGGACCAAATTGTAGTGGTATTTTTATGATATATTCTTATGATAATATAAACTTTAATTCTGCTGTGGCAACTCCAAGTAACTGTACATCACCGTTTACTTTTGACTCTCTTACTACAACAGGAAATGTTTATGTAAAAGTGGGTCAATTATGTACATCAGGTGGTATTAGCGCATATTCTGAAGTTTTCCCATATTTCTTCCCAACCCCAACTCCGACACCAACACCAACAAATACACAAACGCCTACTAAAACTCCAACCAACACTCCAACTAAAACTCAAACCCCAACAACAACAACAACATTAACTGCAACTCCGACTCAGACTCAGACGCCAACTAAAACTCCTACTAACACTCCAACCAAAACACAAACACAAACTCCAACTAAAACTCAAACTCCAACAACAACAACAACATTAACTGCAACTCCGACGCAAACACAAACGCCTACTAAAACTCCTACACAAACACCTACTCGAACAAACACTCCAACGCCAACAACATCGTGTGGTGTTACATTAATTTCTACCACATATGTTTCAGGAACCACTTGGAATTATAATTTCACAACAGCAGGTTCTTGTGGAACACTTTTACCGGAATATTCGTCTGATAATATAACTTGGACTTTGGGTGGTGCAGGTGGTTGTACTTCACCTAGGTCGGCAATAACCGGTATTAATAGTGGAACAATATACTTTAGAATGACATTATTTTGTTCGTCTCTTACGGGAGTTTCAAATGTTATTACTTATGTGTTCCCATCACCAACACCTACACCTACAAGAACTCAAACACCAACACCAACAAAAACACCTACACCTACACCGACTGAAACACCACCTGGAGTAACTTGTGTATGTTATGAATTATATTGGTCTCCACCAGGTGGTCCTTTCTTTGGTTCAACAACTTTTGATTATATTGATTGTGAAGGGTTCCCTGCAAGTTCCTTTGCTAACAATATGGGTGATTCACCGAATATTTGTGCTCAAGAAAACACTATTTCATTTGGCGGTGGTGACAATTCAGGTGGTTGGCTTCCATCAATATATAATTGTTGCGCAACAAATATTACATTAGGATATAGAGTGTCAAATGCTGTATGTTCGTTACCTGGTTGGGCGTTAGTTAATCAATGTATAAATCGTTCCGCAATTTTAGGTTTATGTGACGCAACCGAATTATATGATGATGATATATCCGGTAATTGTACCTTCGCATTTGCAGCTGCGGGTTATTATAAAACCACTGATAACTTTAGTAGAAGATATTGGGATGGAACCGCATTTACGGGTGCTTGTTTTTCGTGTGGTTGTTTAGTTGTTAATACAGTAATAACATTATCTGATGGTTCAACTAAATTAATACAAGATGTTCAAGTTAACGACATACTTAAATCTATTGATGTTTCAGGAATGCCACAACCATCAAACGAATGGTACTCTTGGAGTAGTGACACTTTAAATTATGTAGAATCAACCTCTACAGTAATTAATTTTACAATATATGAATTTGATTCGGTTATTAATATTAATAACGATAAATTAATTGCGACTGATTCTCATAACCACGTTGTTAAACAAAATGGTGTTTGGTATATCAGAACAACATCTGATTTAAATGTTGGTGATGTATTATTAGATATTGACAATACTGAATTTGAAATCACATCATTAGTGACAATTACAGAATCAACAACAGTTTATAACGTTGATGTGAATAATAGTAATTTATATTTTGCGAATAATGTCTTAACTCACAATAAGTAAAACAGATACTTATTAGAACAAAGTAAACTATTTATATAAGGAAAATTATATTTAAATTTAGAATATGGAAAATAATGAAAATAATGATTTAACGGTTTGGCAAAGGTTATCAAGAGCCTTTGGACCAAACGCGTTATTAAATCAAGACTACCCAACATATAAGTTAGATAAGAAAGAGTTGTTAAAGACAACATCACAAGCGGAATATGAAAGAGAAAAATTACAAGCTCAACAAACATATTACCTATCTAACCAATGGACTAAGATTGAAAGTAATCTATACACTCAAGCAGTTTATTATGAACCAACTCGTTTGGCTTCATTTTACGATTATGAATCTATGGAATACACCCCTGAGATATCAGCGGCATTAGACATCTATGGTGAAGAATCAACAACTGTTGATGAGAATGGATATATGTTACAAATTTATTCTGAATCAAAAAGAATAAAATCTATACTAGCCGATTTATTCAATAACGTATTAGACGTTAATACGAATTTAACTATGTGGACAAGAAATACTTGTAAGTATGGTGATAACTTTGTTTATTTAAAATTAGATTCAGATAAAGGTATTGTTGGTTGTATGCAATTACCAAACATTGAAATAGAACGTTTGGAAAGAGGTATGGCAGCAAAATCTGCAACTATAGATGAACCTGCAGAACACAAAGGATTAAGATTTAAGTGGAAGGCAAAAGATATGGAGTTTAACTCTTGGGAAGTTGCCCACTTCCGTTTATTAGGTGACGATAGAAAACTTCCATACGGAACGTCAATGTTAGAAAAAGCAAGACGTATTTGGAAACAATTATTATTATCGGAAGATGCGATGTTAATTTATAGAACTTCAAGAGCACCGGAAAGACGTGTGTTCAAAGTATTCGTTGGTAATATGGATGATAAAGATGTTGAGGCTTACGTACAACGTGTTGCAAACAAATTTAAACGTGACCAAGTTGTTGATGCTAAAACAGGTAATGTCGATATGAGATTCAACCAAATGGCTGTTGACCAAGATTACTTTATTCCTGTTAGAGACCCAGCGGCGGCATCACCAATTGATACGTTACCGGGAGCAACAAACTTATCTGAAATTGCCGATATAGAATATATCCAAAAGAAATTATTAACCGCTCTTCGTGTTCCTAAAGCATTTTTAGGATTTGAAGAAACTGCCGGTGATGGTAAGAATTTATCATTACAGGATATTCGTTTTGCAAGAACAATCAATAAGATTCAAAAATCAATGATTGCCGAATTAAATAAAATTGCAATCATTCATTTATTCTTATTAGGGTTTGAAGATGAGTTATCTAACTTTACGTTAGGACTAACCAATCCATCATCCCAAGCAGATTTATTAAAGAATGACCTTTGGAAAGAAAAAATTGCATTATACCAACAAGCCGTTGCGGCAATTGCGGGTATTGCTCCGGTATCTGTATCGTGGGCTAAGAAACATATTTTAGGATTCTCTGATGAGGAAATCAAACTTGATTTACAACAACAAAGAATTGAGATGGCTGTCGGAGCTGAATTAACAAATACGGCAACTATCATAACACATACAGGTATCTTCGATAATATCGATAAATTATATGGTAACCCTGCATCCGGAGCAACTGCCGGTGGTGCGGCACCATCATCCCCACCACCACCGGGAGGTGGAGGAGGTTTCGGCGGAGGTGGAGACTTAGGTGGAGGAATGGAAGATTTAGGTGGACCTGAACCAGGACCTGAACCGGGTGGACCTGAACCGGGTGGAGCCCCTGAGGCGGCAGCTCCCGAAGCAGAAGTAACTCCTGAATCATTTAATAGAGATAATTTAAAAATATTGGTAGAAAGAAGTAATATGACAGAAGATGATTCATACATTGATTTATCCAAAGGTGGAAACTCTTTAGGAGAAATTGAAGCTCAATTAGGTAAACTTCTAAAAGATTAGATATTTATAAATAAAAAAACTTATGAACTTCGGTATATTAAAAACAAAAATAGAAAGAGTGTTGTTAGAATCATACGCTAACGACACATTTAAAGACGAAATAAAAAATTTCAAAAAATATGTTTTAGAAAACAAAAACATAAGTAAATTATTTTATTTATACGATGAATTAAATTCTCCAAAAGCATTAAGTGAATCTTACGCCAGAGAGTTTATTAACGAAAGTATTAAAATGTATGAGAACACAATCAATAAAATCAAGCAATCTGATTTAAATAAAATAAAATCTTGGGTTGGTAATAAACAGATAGAGAATCAATATGAGACTATCGATACGTTGTTTTCTTCAGATATATTAACGATTGAATCTAAAATTAAATGTAGAAACATTCTGTCAGAATCTCTTAGAAAATTACCGGTGGTGAAAACAGAAGGGATTGATTTACCGTTAACAACAATGGTAAGTGTTGCAAACAAAACTATTAAAAGTTATATTGATGGTTTAACTGAATCTGACAAAAAAGAATTAATGTCTTTATTGTCTGAAGATGATTCAACATTGAATGAAAAATACGTTACACTTAAAGAAGGTGTAGTTACGAAACTAACGGAAATGAAGAATGCTAGCACTGATTCAACAATGCAAATAAGAATTGAGGATACTATCTCAAAAGTAATTTCTGAAAAATACGACAAACTTACGTACTTCAAACTTAAAAACCTTAAAGAAAATCTTTAATTATCGTCTGATTTAAATTTTTTCTGAACATACTTAGCTTTTGAAAGACCATCACGTTTAATTACTGATGGTTTTTTAAATTCTTTTCGTTTTGATAATTCAGAGCTTTGACGGGTTTTAATTACTTTACTTTTATAGAGTTTTAGAGCTTTCTCAATCGTAATGTGATTATTTAATTTTACTATTAGCATATACTACATATATCTCCCTCCTACAAAAAAGTTTTGACATTACCCATAAAAACACCTATTATTTTTAAAAATAAACAGGAAAATATGAAAATTAATGAAAAAGGGAAAAACTTCTCTACTACACGGGTTCAAAACAGCAAAGATTGTTTATGGAACGGTAGACTCAATCAAACTTAAATCACTTTACTTAAACATCCAAACTTGGGTTGAACCAATATACGAATGTGATAATTGGACAAGAACAGTTCTTAACCTAAGTAGGAGTATTAAACACTCAATCTACGAGTCAATAAACAAAGATATATTCAACGACAAATTTATTGTAGACTTAGATTTAAGGTCCAGCGGACTCAATCTAAACAAAAAATCGTTTATGAACCTTGAAATAAATTTTTATTTAATACAAGAAGATTTGGATTTCAAATGTAACGAAATAAAAGAATCATTACAACAAATAACAAAACAAATTTTTAAAGATAATTTTTTAGATAATGAAAATTTTAACTTTTATCTAACCAAAAACAGTAAAATCACAGAAGAATTGTTACAAACCGAGAATGTTTAATATTTATAAATAAAACATTCAAAATGAATTTAAGAATATTACAACCAAGTGAATCAGGGAAAGGTATATTAGTTGAATACGATGCTGGGTATATTAACCCAAATGATAATCGTAACGAAACATTAATTAGAGAATCTAGCGAAACTCTTGACCACACTAAACCAATTGAGTTTTATGCCGTATTACAAAAATATGATACCCCTAATAGAAATGGTAGATTATATCCTGAACGTATATTAAAAAGAGAGGCGGAGAATTATAAAAAAATGATTAAAAAGGGAACAGCCCTATCCGAGTTAAATCACCCGGAATCATCTTTAATCGATTTAGATAGAGTTTCTCACGCAATCACCGAAGTATGGTGGGAAGGTAATGTCCTAATGGGTAAAATAAAACTACTTACATCACCGGGATATCACGAAAGTGGTATTTGTTCAACCAAAGGTGACTTAGCAGCTAACTACCTAAGACAAGGAGTTACATTAGGTATCTCATCAAGAGGTGTAGGTTCCCTTAAAAAGATTGGTGAACAAAATGAAGTTCAAGACGATTTTGAATTAATCTGTTTTGATTTAGTATCATCACCATCAACCCCGGGAGCGTATCTATTCTTAAATAAAGAGGATAAACAACTATACGATGAGAACTTAGAAGAAGAGAAAAAAATGAGTGTTGAGAGACACGTTGGTGATTCCGGAAATAAATCGCTTGACTTAATGAAAAAATTAAACGATTATTTGGGTTACTAATAAAAAAAAACAAAATGGAAGAAAAGTATTTTATCGCAAAAGTTACCTTGGACTCAGTTGATGAGGCATCAGGTAAGATTAAAAAATTAAGAGAAGAAAAATTAGTAAGTGGTTACAACCCTACTGATGTTGAGGCGAAAGTTACCAAAGTTTTTGAACATTATACAATGGAGTGGAGAATTACCGCTATTGTAGAAAGTAAAATTGATGAAGTAATTGAGTAGTTAAATTTTTAATTATTAAGTAAAAGAGGACATATAGTCCTCTTTTTTTATGCTTTTTATTTTTTGGAGATATTTATCAATGTATAAAAACCTAACTCAATTTAAGTAAATTTTAAACTTTTTTTGAATTAGGAGATATTTATATATTAAAATAACAACAAAACGAAATGGCAAAAGAAAAATCTTTAGTTGAAGAGGCTATCATCCAAATGAAAAACTTGGAAGAAGCGGTAGCTGAAAATGCAAAAGGAATACTTGCTTCTACAATGAAACAAGAAATCAAAGACCTAGTAAAAGAATCTCTAACTGAACAAGACGAGATTAACCCTGATGACGTTGAAGTGGATGAACCTATGGGTTCTGATGATATTGCCGATATTGATATGGGTGATGATTCAGATGAAGAAGGTGATGAAATGGATACTGATGATACTGATGACGAAGAAGATATGGACTTTGGTGACGAAGAAGATATGGACGACGAGGAAGACACTATTGACTTAACTGACGCAGACGATGAAGAAGTACTTAGAGTATTTCAACTTATGGGTCCGGATGACAACATTGTCGTAACAAAAGACGACAAAGGAAACACTCACCTTAAAGATGAGGAAACCGGTAAAGAGTATATGATTGTTGGTGAAAGTGAAGAAGAAGAATTTGAAATGTCTGAAGAATGGGACGAAGAACTTGAAGAAGATGAGATGGGTGACGAATCTATTGAATCAATCGTTGAGAGAATGTTCGGTTCTGATGATGAAGACGAAGACGAAGTGGAATTTGATTTTGAAGAGTTTGACGAATCTGATGATATGGACGATGAAGAAATCGTTTATGAAATCGAAATGGATGAAGAAGACGAAGAAGAATTAGGTGAAGAAGAAATGGATGATGAATCTATTACTGAAGCTAAAATGTCTATCAAACCAAAAGGTGTTGGGATGGGTAATCAATCAAAATTTAAATTTAACAAATCACCTAATCAAGGAACAGGATTTAAAACTAAAATGAAAGAGGCTCCAAAATCTGTAGGAACAGGTAAAGCGAAATTCGAGTATAAAGAAGGTGAAAATTCAGGAACTAAATTAGGAACAAACAAAGTTGTTAAGAAAACTGAAACAAAAGAAGGTTCAACTAGAAAACCAATGGTTAAAAAAGTTGAAGGTAAAAAAGAAGAGACAAAAGAGGCTGTAAGAACTTTAGGTTCAGGGTCTAACTTTAGAAAAGGTGGTTTACCAAAACCAAGAGCTCATTCAAGTTTTAATACTGCTATCAAAGAAAGTAACACTAATTCAGAGTTACAAGTTCTTAGAGAAAAAAACGAAGAATACAGAAAAGCACTTAATGTTTTCAGAAGTAAATTAAACGAGGTTGCAATCTTCAATTCAAACTTGGCTTACGCTACACGTTTGTTCACTGAACATTCAACATCAAAACAAGAAAAAATTAACATTTTAAGAAGATTTGATGGTGTTGAAACTATCAAAGAATCTAAAAATCTATATCAGGTCGTTAAAAATGAATTATCCTCAGGAACTAAAACTCAAACTATGAACGAGTCAATTGAAAGAACAATCGCAAAATCACCTTCTACAGGAGCGGTTAACTTACTTGAATCAAAAACATATGAGAATCCACAGTTCTTAAGAATGAAAGATTTAATGGCAAAAATAAAATAAAAATAAATTAAAATTAATAAAAACCAAAAAAAATGGGAGCATTATTAGAATCAGGATTAGTTGGTAACATCGGGTTAAAACACCTTAAAGTTATCAAAGAAGACACAATCAACAAATGGGATAAATT